AACATTCTTGTTAAAAATTGGTAAAACAATTAAAAATTATATGCCAGATACAGCCTACTTAGATATAAGTTGCTTGGTTAACTATCACTTGTAGTATTAGTTAACTATTGATGTATCGGATATAACAGATACATTCCATATTAATGGAATGTACACTGGGAATCATTTATACGTAGATGGCTCCAATTTAATAGACCTCATCGGTAATGTATATGATGAAAAGGATGATTGTGTTTTTAAAAAATTCAAGTATACAAAAACACCGGAAGCATTTGCTCCATCAAAGACTAGAAGTAGTGATTCCGGGTATGACTTGACTGTTGTAAAGTTACTCAAGACTGTAGGAAATGTTTATTGGTATACTACAGAAATTTCTGTACAGCCTCCATTTGGTTATTACTTTGATGTTGTTCCTAGAAGCTCATTATCAAAGACTGGGTACATTTTGGCTAACAGTGTTGGGGTAATAGACTCATCCTATACCGGACATATTATTGTAGTTTTGATTAAAATAGACAACAACGCACCTGATATCCAGCTTCCATTCAAACCTGTGCAGATGATTCCGAGAAGTATTGAACATTTTACTCCAGTACAAGTAGAAACACTTGAAGAAACTGATAGAGGGGATGGTGGTTTCGGCTCTACTGGATAAAGTAGTTGCTATTTTTGATTTTTTTTGAGACAAACACTCTCATTTTTATTTTTTTGGAATAAGTACTCTTAAATATCCAACTTTATTTTTAATTATCTGTACGTTATCAGTGAATTTATTCATCAATAATTCACTCTTTTTCGCTACATCTCCATACGGGATATGTTTACCAGTCCTTCTAGATTCTTTTATAGCTTCGATAAGAATATCTTCTTCTTCTTTTGTCCATTTTGTTCTATCTTTATATACCATTGCCCCACCATTTTTTAACGAAGCGAGTTTATTACCTATCAATCTTGGATTTATCGAATACTTTACTTCTAATTCTGGGTGACTTTTACACAGTAAGACAATATTTATGTTTTTACCAGCATTAACTCTTTCTTCTAGAGCATTTTTCAGGATGTTCTCTTCTTCTTCAGACCAATATACTCTTTTTTTGTATGTTACCATTTACAATATTTGTATAGTTTGAAATTCAGTTTTAATGTTGTAAAAAATTTTATTATGTTACACTATTACAGTATATGACCACGTATTATGGTAACCCAGAAGTAGATATCCTTCGAACAGAATTCAATAATTTAAAGGGTAAAATATTGTCAAAAAACATTCCAGTATATCAAACAGAGTATCAATTGTTTCTAAGAAATTGGTTATCGAAAAACACTCTAAACGACAACATTCTATTGTATCATCAGGTAGGTACAGGAAAGACGTGCTCTGCTATAACTATAGCTGAAGGTTTCAAGGAATATATAAATGATATTGGACAACAAATTCTAGTCATCGCATCAAATGACATTCTTCAAGAAAATTTCAAGAATCAACTGATGTCACGATGTACAAATAAAGAGTATCAGATTTCTACGAATCCAGTAGATGCCGAATTCTCTAAAAAGGAAGTAAAAGACAAGATTGAAAAGTATTATGAGTTCTCCACATATACAAAGTTTAACGACTCTTCTGTAACTAATCGCGTTGTTATAATAGATGAAGTGCACAATATAACACAGAATGAATATTACACCAAATTTATTAAAATCTTTAAAAACTCATACAATTTTAGATTGATACTACTGTCAGCCACACCGGTTGTTAATCGTATAGAAGAAATCATAGATATAAGTAACTTACTTAATACAGATGAACCAGAGAAATATATAGATAAATCATCTTCAAAATTAGTAGAAGTCTTGGACTCTAAATATTCTAGATTTACACAATTGGGCTTTGAGAAATTGGAACAGGCATTATATGGGAAGGTGTCATATGTTACCGAGAATATAAGAGACATGCCTACAAAAATTTTCAATGGAAAGTCAAATGTAGAGTTGGAAGGAAACTTTGTGTTTGTTGAAATGACAAACTTGCAAAAACAAAAATACGCTGAAATTTATACTTCCGCAAAATCAACAGAACACATTGAGAATTCCTTACATTATGCATCAACCATAGTCTATCCTGGAGCAAACATAATGTATAATCCGGAAATACCAGACAAAGTATTCACTACAGAACTTGCAAAATATTCTTCGAAATTAAGTCTGTTACTCGAGAACTTGAAAAATGCAATTAGTAAAAAGGAATTATCATTCATATATACAAATTACAAGACGAATGGTACAGACGTTCTTGGTAGAATTCTTGAATTGAATGGAATTAGATTTAGTGTAATTACAGGCGACACTCTAAAGAAAAAGTCTGTTATATCTCGTTTTAACAATCCGAGTAACAAGGATGGTAGTAATATCAGTGTATTACTTGGGACAGACGCTATAGCTGAAGGAGTTACATTAAAGAATGTTAGACATGTTCATATTATAAAACCTCATTGGAACTTTTCGAAATTAGACCAAGTCATAGGAAGAGCAGTTAGAAGAAACTCTCATATTGCATTAGAATCAGGAAAACGAAATGTTAAAATTTATAGGTATATAAGCACTGGACATGAAGAGTACAATATAGATTTCGAAAAATACAAGATTTCTTTGACCAAAGACAAACTAAATGCTACAGTATACAGGCTATTAAAAGAGTCAAGTGTAGATTGTGTGTTGAATAAGGAAAATTATAACGCTTATATATCAAACTTTAAAGATAATTCCAGAGAATGTGATTACAAAGAGTGTATATACGAGTGTAAATTATCTAGGCAAGTTAATACCGATAATACAATGCAAGGAAGCATTCCGTCCACATACATTATAGATATAGACTTTTTTGAAGAGTTTCAATTAAAAGAGATGGAGGAAAAGATAAGGAACCTGTTCAAAATGTACTTTATATGGGATTTGGACATAATACTATCAATTATGAGAGCAGAATATGGTAGTATATCATCACAAGCTGTATTCCATATTTTGTCTAAATTTGTAAATAAAAAGACATACGTGCAAGACATATATGGTAGAGATGGAATTATACAAGTATTTGGAGAACATTACATTTTCAAACCACTAGATAAGAATGATTTTGACTCGTTTTATACAAGAGCTCTAGATTTTACAAGAAACTATGATGTAGACTTTTTATTCAGTGACGAGCAATCTACTTCTAACGATACTGTAAAGTCTAGAAAAAAGGTAATATCTATCGATACACCACATGGTATTTATGGTGTAATAATCAAGGGCGTGTTTAAAATAGTGTATCCTCAAAATACAGATAATTCTGGTGATAAACGTAAAGTAGCTACAGGTAATGTAAGTCTTACTGTAAACAAATTATTAGAAGTAGCTGATATACTACAAATTCCAGAAGCGTTGACAAGAAATAAAAAGGGTGGATTTAAAACAAAAGGCGAATTGTACCAACTCATTAGAGCAATTCTCGAAGCTAATGATTGGATTGTTACAATGGATTAAGTAGTTGGAATTTGATTTGTATAAGTACTTATTATATTTCCGTACACTAATTCATTCAAGGTATTACTATGATAATTGATATGACCATGTATACTACCGTGCCTCTTCCCTTTATATAATGTGTTACCAATTATAACCCCTCGAAGATTTGGTATTAGTGCAAAACAGACATCACTAGTTAATAATGAACATTCCTTTATACGTATGTACACATCCCATAAAACATGAGAATATGGCTCAGGAAGTTTAAACAACATGGATGTAAATTTTGAAATTGTACACACGTCTTCTAGACTCCATACGTCAGTAAATATAATTCCATCGACCCCATTTTCGATAACCAACTTTATCATTGCCTTGTATGAAATAAAAGACGCAAATTGGAATTCTATAATAATCTTTTTTGTATCATCATCTAACTTATCACTGAATGCTGAGCGAGCTTTTAAAATATCAAATGGGTATTTTAATATAATAATCATAACCACCACTGTAATTGTAATTTTCTTTTGGCTTTAAACTACTAAAGTTAGATGTGTTGTTCACTGATATTTAAAGACAATAAATTATAATGTTAAAATGATGTTTCTACAATTTATCTTGCAAGCCATCTCTATTTCTGCTCATAGTTTATGTTATGTAAACACAACCCAGTACTATCAAAAAGATTTTGTAAATTTAAATTTAGTTCACGATGAAAATTGTAATCATACCAGAAGTGTAGTATGTTATAACCATACAATGTCTGAAGATATCAGGTATGTACAAGTTACTGAATTTTATACAAATACACTAGTTATCACTAATACGGAATTTGTTACTAGAACTGCTTCGTGTTCTGCTACAGAATTAGTAACAGTTCCTGTTACAGAAGTAGTAACAGAGACAGAATTCGAGACAAATACTATCATTATAACAGACATTGTTACTGAAACAGAAATTGAAACTGACACAGAAATTGTTATTGAAACAGAATTTCAAACAGATATTACTACAGAAGTAGTGACAGAAACGATTACAGAAACTACATGTTCTTCTAATAGGGATATCACATTTGTATTTACTGAAAGTACTACTGAAAGTACTACTGAAAGTACTACTGAAAGTACTACTGAAAGTACTACTGAAAGTACTACTGAAAGTACTACTGAAAGTACTACTGAAAGTACTACTGAAAGTACTGAATGCCAGGATTATAGCTGCTGTGATTTATGTTAATGATTGTAACGTACATTACAATTTACATTCTCCTCCAAAATTAAAACCCCATTGGACCAATAATGTAGCGATAAATGGGGCATTTTCATCATTTACATCTAGATTATATGGTAATCCAGCAGCTCTAGCCATACGAAGTAATCGTTGACTACTAGTTGAATCCTTTTTGAATTTCCTGAGTAATTCCCTAAATGCATATCTTACAGTCTTTTGAATCTTGGGTTTATCTCCTTCAAAAGCATCAAGTAAGTCCTTTAAGGTAATTTTAGCACATCCTTGATGAATACTCGTCTTTGGTTCTAAAATTTTCATCGCACTCTCTGTCACATATTTCTTACTGAATTTGGAATATGTAAATGCATCATCTGTCATTGATTCAAAAATTCCTCTATCTGATAGATAATTGCTTCCTAGTACTACTGATAATGAGATGATTATCGCCAATGGTACGTTTACCTTGACGTATACGACAGCTAAAGCGATAAGTGCAATTTTGACAAACGTGTTTGCGAATGTACTTTTTAGAAATGGAGGGGGATTAGGAGCAATTGCTGCCCCGTATAAGATAAAGAAAATCCCCAATGCAGTATGCATTGTATCGTTATTGACCAATGACCCTGCCATCCTATTAGTTGATTCTAATACACTACTTAATTGATTCATCGATATATATTACATACAAATAAAAAAATGTTATAGAAGTTAAAAATGAAATACAAAAATTCATAGTATACTTAATATGTTAACAAGGTTACAAAGTAAAAAGCGCAAGGTTAACTATGAATGTACAAAAGAGGACTTGATAGACACTATTGACCAAGTATACACTGGTGAATTTTTCGACATCCCAGAACTAAAAATTATAGGAAGACAGGAAGACGTTACAAGAGTTCATAACTCTCTTGAAGATATCAGAAAACATATTATAGACTCTATTCCAAGCGTTATAGATATTATAGAAGGAGAATTTACATTATCCGAGAAACAAATTATGCTTGAACACATACATGTATTGTCAAATTCTGATATAGGGTCGTTTGAATATGAAAAATCGTATAATTTTTTAAAAAGAGTCAAAAATCCACAAATATCTAATATTCTTAATCTCAATACTACAGAGAATAATAAACAAATAATTCAAAGAATGAATATGTCTTGTAGTACTAATTCTGACACTGAGAGTGAAAAATATAAGACATGGCTTGACAGGATTGCGAGTGTTCCGTTTGGTGTATATGTAGAACCAGAGATTAATATAGACAATACTAGAAGAATTCTAGATGAAGACTTGGCATTTTTGGATGGAGCAAAGGATAGAATAATAAATCTTTTGGCAAAATTAAAACGAAATCCAAATGTAACAATGCAATCTATCCTTTTACATGGAAGTATAGGTACAGGAAAAACATCTATTTCTAAATCTATAGCCAAAGCACTTGGGAGACCATTTAGTATACTTCCATTAGCAGGAGAATCAGATGCAAGTATGCTTACAGGGCATCATTTTACATATTCTGGTGCAATTTGTGGTAGAATTATAAGTATACTTTCAGAGACAAAATGTATGAATCCAGTTATTCTAATAGATGAATTGGACAAGATTTCAAAAACAGAACATGGGAGAGAGTTGTTAGGAGCATTGATACATCTTACAGATACTACTAGTAACAACAAGTATTCGCATGATAGATACTTTGCTGGAATGGAATTTGACTTGTCTAAAATTTTGTTTATCTTTACAGCAAATGACATGGAAAATATAAATCATGTCCTACTTGATAGATTATTCAGTATAAAAGTGGATGATTACAACAAACAACAACAGCATCATATATGCAGGAATTACATAATTCCAAGAATATACAGTGACTTTGGATTACAGATTGACGAATTACCTATAGATGACTCTGTTATATCAAAGATTCTACAAGTAGTTAACAATAAAGGATTGCGAGAAGTATATCGGATAGTAGAATTGATTGTGTCTAGAATCAATACCCTAGTCAATTGTAGTCATAATATTAGTATGAAATACAAGTCATTGGCATCTTATTACACTGTATTTAGAAGGGTTTGTCCAGACCATATTGATATTTTACTGGATGACTATATTCAGAAACCTGTAGTATTGTCAATGTACATGTAGTCTTTGTCTAAATCTCTTTGGGCCTCAAAGGTACTGGTTTAGATAATTCGCTAAGGTCAAATTCGTCTTCATTCTCATCGTCTGCATCAGTTCCGTCTCCAACGATTACACTTGTGTCCGCATCTTCTTTAACGGGAACTTCTTCGAGGCTTACACCAGAATCTAGGTATTTTAACGTATTGAAAATGAGAGAGGCATCATTCAAAGTATAATCTCCGTGTGCTTGCCCTTTAGAGGCAGCTTGACCAAGAAGTTCTTTTGCTTTTAATACTGAAATCTCTGGGTCCTTTGCAAAGTGAACCAATACGTCAAAACATCTTTTTAAGATATCCGCTTCTGTAATCAAATACGTTCCTTTGCTTTGTGATACTTCTATGTATTTTAATAAAATCTGTAATGCTTTATCTTTTGTAAGAGTTACTACAATTGGTTCCATATAGTGTATTACTATACCCATTATTTTGGATATAATAATTAAACGTAACTACCGATACAAACTGTATCGTCTACATTACATTCATTGCACTAAGAATAAAATCGCGATTCCTATTATGACTAATACGACTAATACGGTAATAACCCAAAATAAACTGTATCCACTCTGCGATATAGTATCAGCCTCAAAACTCTCTCTACAAAAATTCTTTACAACAGTCTTATTTTTAATGTCTATACCAGCATAATCGTAAAATTGCTGTAAAGTTCTTTCTTTCCCTAGATTATATCTGTCATGTACATTAGGATTCCCTTCTTGTAATTTTAAAATTTTTTTAATGTTATCAAAAGCATTTTGGTCACTGTAACTTTTATCATCCCAAATCTTACTTTCACCCTCTCGTGTATAATAATGAAAGCATATATTTTCAGATGGAGTGTACACATTATACCCAGATGTAAATGCACGCGCACTTAATAGTATTTCTTCACCCACAAAGACATAATCTAGATATGGGTCGAATGGGACATCTACTATAAATGAACTGGGAGCAAATATGAAACCAGCTGCTATATATGGACTTTGATTGTATTCATTAAAGCCTGTTGTTAAGCTTTCTGCTCCCATAAAACTAATCATTCCGCGGTCATTAAAGAAGCTTTGACAGATTCTAGGGACATTATTGTTAGGATTTGGTTGGTCGAACTGTTCATAAAGAGATGTATAATGACTGAGTAGTACCTTTTGATTACCATACTTTTGTTGTATTTCTGTAATCATTCGTATACATTTTTCATCCCAGTCTTTTACAAATAGGACATGTGAATCTATTTGTAGAAAATACTCTTCCCCATTCCATAAAGTAGAACATAAGTATCTAGCCCATGTAGGTCCCTTAGCATCAGTGTAATCAACATTTATAACTCTTATATTATTCTTGTACATCTCCACGTCTACACTTTTGGTATTTGGAGGAGACGTTGTAGGTGGCTTCATCGTGCAAATCTCCAAGTCCTCTCCCTTTTTATTCTGATGACATATGCCTACAAAAACATTTTGTGGATGTTTAGCATTTGAAAATAAAGATTGTAATGTAGCAGAGCATTTTTTGTCTCTATAACTGGCTATACTTACGAAAATTCTATTCATATATATACTTTAGATTATTTATTATTCAATATGTATGAAACTTGAATTTTGATTTGAATTACTGAAAAAATGAGATTTCTCAACAAAGTGTCACCAGAATCTTTATACGAGTTTCGTTGTAGTTATAATGAAATCACTAAAATTGAAAATTTATCAGAGACCAAATTTGGACATACAATATTTATATACTGTTTAAACAGAATATAAATTACTTGTAATGAAAATAAGCTCGAATATCTTAAAGATGCATAATGCCAGAATGAGCGAGTTTCAAAAGGCACGCGAAGAGGTTTATAAAAAATTAACTACTACAAACTTGATTAGACAAGCACTGAATAGTATACAAGAAACGGAGACAGAATATTTACTTGACGTATTTCAAATTATAAAAGAATATAGAGAAGACATTCAACAAAAAGACTTGGTAGATAGATATATAAGAATAGTATCTCCGCAGTCTATGAATACAAAGCCGTCTCTTAAATTAGACAATGAAATATGCAAAGTATGCAATGAATACTATGAGTCAGTTGAAGGTTATGATACTTGTTATAATTGTGGAGCGTGCGAAAACAACTTACATTACTCTGAAACATTGTCATACAAGGAATCTCAAGAAATAGTTCACAAACATTTTAATTATGACAAGAGTTTACATCTGGCAGACCATCTTGATAGACTCCAATCAAAAGAAAATAAAGTTATTCCTACAGAATTACTTGAAGTTATACGATATGAACTAAAGAAAGAGAGAATTACAGACTATTCTAATTTGGCAGAGTCAAAAGTCAAGAGCATTCTTAAGAAATTAAAAATGCACGAATACTACGACAATGTTATCAACATTATCAACAGACTGTCAGGAAGACCTCCATTCGTATTAACTCCAGAAGTAAGTGATAAAATCAAAGAGATGTTTATTCAGATACAATACCCATTCCAGTTGTATAAGCCACCAAATAGAAAAAATTTCTTATCATACTCTTACTTTTTAAACAAATTCTTTCTAATCTTGAAGCTTCCAGAATTTGCCAAATATTTCCCACTTTTGAAAAGCGATGACAAATTGAAGCAACAGGACGACATATTTTGCAAAATTGTAAAACATATGCAAAAGGTAGATGATAGAGTCGATTGGCAATTTTATCCTAGCTTTTAACTTGAATCAATTAGATTTGTGTCATAATACAGCAAATTCTGTAGTTTCATTACACATGCTCAAAAAAGTTCTACCATACTTGTTGTATCTTTTTCCATTACAACTACTTATATACTTTGAAGTAATGTCTTTATAATCATTTATGCTTATCATTGCTCTACATAATGGGCACAGCATTTGATTGTATTTCATATGGTCTTCTATACACAATATATGAAACTTGTGACCACAAGACAATGTTTTATAAAAATCGTCTATACCCCGTGTGTCATAACATACGAGACAATTGTCGCGAGAAACATTCGGAATATAAGACTCTGTTATTGGAGACTCTATCTCTTGCGTCAATTTCTTTGACGCTCCAAGAATGACATATTTGACATATTGATAGTCTAGTTCATATGCGTCTATGTCATAACAATTCGTAAAGTATTCGCCGTATGGATAAAGATAGATACAATAATCTATATATCTAGAGATATCATCAATGTTTTCTTTAATGTATTCATTGATAAAATTAGTGAATAAAGTATCAGTCTCATTTACCAAGTATTCAATACAACATGTATACCAAGTTTGGTACAAGACGTAAATATTATAAGAATCATCTCCTCTATTACCTGGCTCGTGAACATAAGGGTCATTGTCAAATAATGACATGAATCCAACTATTACACTCTCGATAGACATACATGAAGTCCATTTTTCATCGATTCTATCACCCCAAGTATTCAAAATTGTAGCACAACATTTACCATCTTCGTACATATTTGGATGTATTCTAGATTGGTCATGATTCAAGAATTGTACTGAAGGAGGCTCATATGGGTAATTCTCGGGAATATTAAAGTTTAGACGTACAAACTTATGCCTATATAAGCTATCTTGTGGGCATTTTACAATGACCTTTATGCATTCTAAAGTAGATTCTGGGCTAATTATAAAGTCATTTTCCAATAATTTTCTTGAATTTTGCGTCTTTAACAGACTAGTTAATTCTTTATGTATTCTCTTCATTACAATACACTACAATTTGAAATTTACAATTCATTTTCTACTTGGTATTACTGGGTATTCATTTTCTAGACTATATTTAAATGGACGCATTTAAAAAGTACTCGTGTTAATCAGTGATGTATCGGTACTGAATGTGAATAATACTATAGATGTCCTAAGTTGATACAGCATTAAATGCTTAGTCGTCTTCTATAATACATTCTTGATTACGTTCATTGACATTCGACATTCGTATGTACTCTGCATGTAAATCCACATTCTCATAATTATGAATGGCTGTAGGATAAGTTTTATAAAAGACATTTCTACCAAAATTCTGACTTTTAAACACTGAAAAATTATCTTGTAAATCTACTATTACAGGATTCGCATGTGTGTGTGACTTTCTAAGTATTCTTCCACAGATTTGTGTCATTGAACCCTTTTCATTCTTGGAAGAATTCTTCAAGTGACCTATATACTTTTTTGGTGTAACGAGTATCAGTGTATTCAAGTCTTTCTCTGATACACCTTCAGAGAATGCTGCAAATGTAGCCAAAATAACTCTTTTTTTCCTAGTTTCTTGAAGGTCTTTTTCCTTCATTCCCCCAAGAAATAACCCTGAATCACATTCTGCAAGTAATTTGTACAAATTTTCAAGATGACTCCTTCTTTCACTTAAAATGAGAATCTTTCTATGCTCATCACGAAGAAAATCCTTGACTAAATTTACTATATAACTATTCCTCTCCTTATTACATACTAAATCCGTTATCATACTCGTAAATTGTATTTTACCATCTGTAACCCTTTCTTTGTAATTTTCAGTAAAGAGTACCTTGCGTAATATGACAAGAGGAAGCCCTGACTGTATGGCTTCACTCTTGTATATAATATTGCCTATATGCCATTCAAATACTCTCTCACAACCATCGCTTCGTTTAGGTGTTGCTGACAATCCGATAGTGTATTTGCAACACAATTTGAATAATACTTTTGAAAAGACCTTGCTAGCAATGTTTTGAATCTCATCGACTACTAGTACTTTAAAGTCCTGGAAGACTTCAAGTGGATAATTTCGCCTAGAAAGACTTTGTAGCATTACAATCACGACGTCACAGTCATTTACCTTTACATTATCGCCTTGTATTTGCCCAATTCGAGCAGTAGGAAGAAATGTCTGAATCTCAGTCTTCCATTGTGACATCAAAGATGCCTTGTTGACTATCACGAGAGCCTTTCCCCCCAATTTACTTAGGACATTCAATGCACATACAGTCTTTCCTTGTCCAGTCTGCAATGATAATATCCCTCCACCTTTTTTCATACATGCATCTACAAGTAGATTTACAGGAGTCTCTTGTGTTGGAAGAAGAGTCCCATTGAATTCAATATTTGAATCAAAATCCTTACCTAGATAACTTTTCAACTGAATGCAACTCCCAAATGCTCGTAAACCATACATTTTCGGTATACTAATAATATTATTACTTTCATTGTAAATAGAGTAACTTTCAGAATGACTAACGTATTTAGTATCAATTAAAGGAGATACAGACAAGTCAGTCCTAAGTTTTTGAATTTGTTCTTGTGTTAAACTATTCTTTCGTATACAGTAACCACTTTTTGACAAGTACATTGTATTGATTCCCATTACTCAAAATTCATTTTTTTTTTTGAGCAACTATATACAATGCAAATCGAGTTAAACACTGTCATAACATTACTAGTGATATTTTGTATAATTATTCCATCAATAAGCTCATTGATGACACTAATCTTTGGAGGAGATGGTAAAATCGCTAACAAATAATTCATATTTACACGAATTCTCTACATTTTTTTTTATATACATAGAATATATCAATCAATGGACCAAACTACAATTATTGTCATTATTATCGTCGTACTATTATGTTGCAGTAGTATTATTGGTGGAGGAGTTGGTACTTATTTCGCCGTAAAGAAAACCCCTACTACTACACCTGAAGTAACTGTAGCAGCTCCTATTTTACCTGTATACGTTGCAACGACTACTGCACCAATAACGACTACTGCACCAATAACGACTACTACACCAATAACGACTACTACACCAATAACGACTACTACACCAGCTTCAAAGTTTGTCACGCCATACCCTGTTAATGAAACAGCGACCAAAAAATTTAAATTAACAACAGACCAAATCGCCAAAGGAAATATGGGTGTGGAAACTGCAACTGGAAACTGGAGATGGCATGGCTCTGATGTTCATAAAGGAGATTGTGTTAAAAATTGGGCACTTTACGATGACAATAATCAAATGTTAATAGGTCGTGTCAAAGGCTTCACTAACATTTACTCTCCACCTGGTAAATCATGGTGTCCAACTAAAACAGAAGATATACTACAAAAAGATAGACCAAAGATTGCAGGAAAAAAATGGTTTAGAATGACCTCAGATAAGGATGATATCATTAAAAATGCTAGTAGGGACGATAACTGTTTGCAAAACTGGGATTATTATAACCACAATGGAACGTTGGTTGCATCAAACATCAATAATGTATATAGACCTACTTTAGACAAAACCAAGTGGTTTTGTCCAAAATCTAATAAAGGAAACGCTTATTAAAAATTCCAACTTTTTTTTCAAGTGTATTGTAATGTTTAATGGTACAAAGCCAGAGTTATTTGAACAGACGATTTCCAAATTGCCATCTATCAAAGACATTGTTTACAAAAAGACTACAATAGATGACTCTACAAAGTCACTTGAAGGAAAAGGCAATTATCAATTAAGTGATAATAGCAAACAAGTGCTAAATAACAATACATATCGAGTCTTGCATAATGTACAACCAACTCCGTTATCAAATGCATTTTTTTCAGGTACAAACATCCAGAATATTCAGGACTTGTTAAAGTTTAATGTACATAAAAAAACGAATCTAGTAATAGACAACCAATCTGTTGAAGAATTAATGATAGTAATGAGATATATATACCTCCAGTATGGTAAGCATCCAGAATACTTTAAAAAGGGAATCCCTATTAAGAATCAACCAGAGTTAAGGAAAAAGTATACAGATGAATTATCTAGACTCAATGAATTGACTCTAAAGTACATTCTACCAAGACTTGTCAAAGAAATCCAAGCACATTATAATTATCTCAAAGATGCCAATTCACCAATGTACATTATGGAAAATCCAGTTAATGATAGTATTGTCGGTCAAAGACAATACAAGTCATATATTTAATCTGAAACAGGCTTTTCAACCAACGTACCTGAAATTATTATATTCGTAAAGACTTATAGTAAATGTCCCCCCAAGAATTGGGACATTCACTGTGTCATTTGTATATAATTCATTGAAATTTACAGATTTGACTTCTATAGGTAATCTATTCCTAGATTCATCTATAGCATAGTATTCCCATTTTGAGCTGTTATTAGGGTACTTTTGTCTCCCATACAATGGGAATCTTCCAGTTGAATTGTGAATTATACCTACCTGTTGATAATTATTGTTAGAATTGTAATCACGCACTGGAGAGTTTGGTTGTGTATTGGTTTGAACGATTACGTGTGGTTGCGATTTCGTCTTTAAAACCTTCTCTTTTGCAAGGTCTGATTTGCAATATTCGTTATTTACCATACATTCGTGAAGTTTTTCTTTGAGACTTTCTACCTTTTCTATCAACTGCTTTTTAGACATTTCTCTCTCTAGATTAACTTGAGTAAAATTTTCAGATGAAAAGTATGTATACACTACAAATGTAAGTAGTAATGTAATTAGTACAACTATAAAAAATGCATAATATTGGTTTACGCAGACTTGTGGCATTCTCTAGAATACACACAGAAAAAAGAGTGACGTTCTAGATGTCTTAAAAATATATAATGTACTATTAATACAAACAAATGCTTAACGATATAATTGTACTTGTTATAGGAGTGTATATAGGACAAGAGTTTCCAAATTTGCCAAGAATCTCTGATATAACAAAGCAGATAGTTGAAATTTTAAAAAAGAGATGACCATCACTCATTTAGCCATTGCCGTGTCTACAAATTTGATAATATCTAATTTTCCATTCCTTTCATAATCTGGGTCAAGTTCCTTGAGCATTTCGTAAGCTACATCTTCGTCAACTGGGTCATTACCGAACGTGGTAATACATTTAACAAAAGCTTTATTGTCAATAAATCCTGTATTCTTCTTGTCCATAAATGTCATTGCTCTTATAAAACGAGCCCTTGGTTTGTATTCTTCTACACTATACCTCTCCCAATTCGTGCAAAAATCGTTATAGACAATATCCAAAATTCCAGCAAGTACACACAATTGATTCTCCGGGGTCTTTCCAGATAAAGCTAATTCGGTATTCCTCAAATACCTTTCTGTAAGTTTATGTCTTTTAAACTTGTCAATATATTGTTTGATATCGAAATCAGGATTTTTCAAATTATCAAGTATATTTTCTACGTCGTTCACAGAGAGCTTTTCAGTATATCCAATCGCATTTACAAATTCAGTAAAGGTTTTGATGTCCATTTTATAGTGTTAAACACAACAAAATCTAAATATCAGTTTTCGTATTTAAAACTGAAATACAGTTTGTAAGAGAACACCAACCAAATGTTTGTAAACGTAAGTGATGTATCAGCCTTTATAGGCCAAAACAAATGGGATATGATTACCCCATTTGAAAGATTATGGAAGAATAATGACCCAGAATCTTATAATAAGACAATCTTGGAAATGAAACAAGACAACACATTAGCAGACAATGTGAAAGATTCTGGTTTAACAAAGATTGAAAAAATGGAAAAATATCTCGGTAAGGAACGTGTTAAAGAGATAAATTTATCAAACAAGACTACAGATGAGAAGAAACAAGTAGCAAAGTCTATCCTTGATACTTTATATATAGATACAGAAACGAAAAGTAAAGTATCTGAATGTATAGAAAGTGTAGTAAATACTACACATGGCATTGTATCAGAGCCACAATCTGTTGAAATCTTTAACAAAAAGAATGACGTCATTCTACAAAGAGACAACAAGTTATACAAGAAGGAATTTTCAAAAGGAATGTGGTTATGTGGTAGAGTAGATGGAATCCATGACAATTACATTGTAGAAATAAAAAATAGAATAAAGGGATTTTTCAATAGAGTCAGGGATTATGAAAACACTCAAATTCAATTATATATGTGGTTAATACCAGATAAAGACTTTGTGGTTTTAGAAGAGTGTTTTCAAGGCGAATCAAAAAGTATACGTGTTTATAAAGATGTCGAGTACACTGAGTATGTACTAGAATTACTAACTGTTTTTGTTACAAATTTTAAAAAATTCTTGACTGATGCCGATAAGACTTGTTATTTTAAAAAGACTGATTTTGAAAAAAGTAAATTCATACGCTCACTGATGATTGACCAAACTCATAATCCCGTATGAGATTGAAAACTTTTTCAACTACTACCTTTTTCTCTATGTCGTATGGTCTCAATAATGCCATAATTTCATTGTAATCAAAATAACCAACATTCTTAATTTCTTCCATTTGATGTTTGTTTTCTCGGTCAAAGAATGGCTTATTATATACATTAGACATTTTTGATATATAATATATATGCTTATAATTAATATTATCAGTACCTATGAAATTTTCAATAATTCTCTCGCCTGTAAATTGTAGAGCGCCTGGCTCATAACCAGTTTCTTCATGGAATTCTCTCATAGCACATTCCATATCTTTTTCTCTTATATTTCTTCTCCCTTTTGGGAATCCAAACTCTGAAAATGTATACGATGTAGGATACCGTGAAACCAATTCCTGTATATTATATGATTCAAATAACCTCCTTGAACGCTCGTATTCATTATTATAAGACCTAGAATAGTGGTTTACCCATAGGTCTTTCCATATATCATCGAAATTATTTTCGACAAGACGTTGCTGCTCATTTTTTGTCATTTCTGTAAAATACATTTCCAAATTGTCAGGTGAAGTTGAAGAGTCATATTTCCCTCTTATAAAATCAGTATATCCTATAGTATCCTTTCTTTGTATCAATAGCAACTTTATCTTTGGATAAGTACTAATAGGATTTTCAACACATGCATCTTTTAATATATTGTCAAGCTCTTTATTCGTATCTCCGACCTCTTCATCTGGTGAATTTATTACAATATAAGATATTACTCCAAAACTAGTGATAGGGTCATCACAATCTCGTAATATATGCCCTCTTGTACCACAATTGGTACATAGCATATTTTTATAACTTTTCATCCCTTGTAATACAATAGAATTTTTTGTTTAAATACTAGACTTATCCAAATAGTTGACTAATCTTAATGTACCATCAGCATTGTTTAATCACTAGACTTGGGCGACTTGATATCTCTTACAATGGTTATCATCACGTTAAGTGCGATGTTTGTTTATTTACACATTTGATTTAAATTTTTTTTTTTATATGGTATAAATTATACAATGGGTAACGCTCAATCACAGCAAGTAGAGCAAGCACAACAAGTACAAAAATGCGTTGAAGATGCAGAAAAATGCAAGATGCATAAAGCTACGTTTAATGAAATGATGAATATAATCACTGATACTCATTCGATTATGCAATTCTATGCATCATCATTGCTTATGTTGAAAGCTCCTAGTCGTTTTGCATCATACAAGACCTTTAATTCAGAAAGCGAAAATATGTTTAATCGTCTCCGAAACACCCCTACAAGTGGAATATCTTCTATTAGTAACACAAACGCATCATTCAATACATATTATGACGTATATAATTACGTCAAAGACTTTAAAAATGTATATGAAAAGGCAACAGTAGAAGATGAACGACGGGTGTTGCTAGGTGAAATCTTTAATGTTACTTATGGAACTATGAAGGTGCTTTTACGAGAGGTCACTGAAGCGTGTGTATAATGGAATTATTCCATACTGAAAGTACAAAGTATAATGTTTTTCGTTACTTTTACATACTTTTTATTAAAAGTAATTTAAATGGTAGCATCGGTACTTCAACTACAGAATAAGGGAGAGCAAGACGCTTATTTGACGGCCACTCCTTCCATAAATATGTTTAAATACAAGTATCACCAATACATAAATTTTGCAACAGAACTTGTAAGGCTACAACCAAATGAATTGTTTGATTTTGGAAAAACAAGCTCTTGTACTATACCATTAAAGGGGGACCTTTTATCAAAATTGTATCTTAGAATCAAAGTCCCAAAATTGACTAGAACTTCTGGTACATATTTGTCTTGGAGTGACACACTCGGTTATGCTATATTCAAAGAAGGGATAGACTTGGAGATTTCTGGAGTAGTAGTTGATACATTTTACCCTGGATACTATGACATTCATGATTCGTTTGAAAAACCAGATAATGACTTGGGTGCTAATTTAGGAATATTACGCAGTGATACATATATATCATCGAAATTTAACGCAGAAGCTGATAATGATATGATTATACCTCTTAGATTCTGGTTTACGCGAAATTATAAAATGTCCTTACCTATAATTGCTATGCCTAATCAAAATATGTCTGTTAAATTCAAATTAAGAAATTTCCAAGACTGTATAAATTATGACGGACTTCCACCTATAGACAGTAATATCATTGAATCAGAAATACTTGTAGAATACATTTATATAGATGATTCTGCAAAGACGTTGTTTAAAGACTCTAGTCATACATTTTTGATAGAACAGGTTAAATATAATGGTAAAGAGCAAATATCTGAGAATTCTGGGATATATCATGCTAAATTACAATTTAACAATCCATGTAAAGAACTAATGTTTGCATGTGTTGAAAAAACAAGTAATGATAACAATAATTACTACAATTATTCCAAGATTATAGACAATACACCTCTGATTTCTGAGATATCTCTTGTGTTGGATGGAAAGAATCGGTTTGATTTTCTACCAGAAGTCATGAATCGCTTAGGATATGCTGCATCGATACATAAGTCAGTTCCATTAAAATATGTTTACACTCTCCCTTTCTGTATTAAACCATATGATAACCAACCTTCAGGTACATTAAACCTTTCGAAATTTGACGACGTCACACTTGTATTGAAAATGTCAAAGAATAATCCTATATGCTTTTTACATGTATATGCCTTAATGTATAACGTTTTGACTATACAACAAGGAATTATGACGTTAAAATTCATGTCGTAAGAAAGCAATCAATTACTTTAGACTTGTTTAAAATACAATGATTTTTTGAGAACATATACTATGAATATTATATTTACTCTAGTGTCAAGTATACTACTTTACATCGCATTACGAAGTCATGATATTCCAAAAGGTAGAGCTATTATATTGTCATTATATCTTTGCCTAATCATATTCATTCAACAAAAATATTTTTGCGAAATTGTAGAGCCAATACTATACTCATTTGGAAACTCTAGTTGAGAATTTTATTATTTGTTAAATATTCCATATCCAATTTGGTCTCAGACAGAGTCAAAATTCAATTTATGACTTCTATATCTAACTTGGTTACAGATATAATCTATAATTATGTAATCCATTACATGTATTCTATATAGACAAAGAATATTACACATACAGCTAGCGCCTTGATAAGGAACGTCACTCCTCCCATATTGAATGTAGAATTTATATACCCATTAATAACTGGATGAAACGCGATTGATAATAAGATAAACAATGCAATGTTATTCTCACTAAATAATTTGTTCTTGATTGTATCAGTTGGTTTGATTATGCCTGTATTCTTTTGATTTCTTATTTGTTTTGTTGTAACTTTATCCTGTTGTACAGGAGGAGTCATTTCTATTTTGTCTAATTCGCTTATAAGAGTCTCTTTCATAATGTTTTATTAATTACAATAATTTTAATATACAAACACAACTCAAGCAAAGTACATTTAGTAACTAGGAACCAATCTTTTTTTCATTTACCATACAACTTATAAATATATAGAAATGTGTCTTTAGTGGATGCTTGTATTGTAAAAATCAAATATTAATATATTTAGCTGTTACTGCCCCTTCAGGTACGACTAATAGGTCATTAAAAAATTCATCATGTAATAATATATCTGTGGTAGGTAGGGCCAAACTTTCACCTACTCCTTTTAATAATCTCCCATCTTCTATATACCCTTTATTTAAACTAACAATACTACTTGAACTGTCTGAACTGTCTGAACTGTCTGAACTGTCTGAACTGTCTGAACTGTCTGAACTGTCTGAACTGTCATCAGATTCAGTACTAGAGTTTCTATCACTAGTATTATCGGTTATGCTAAGATTACTATTCACTCTTTTTTCTACTATACTGAATTCTTGGAGTGATTTTTGTGAGATGACTTGTTTCGGATACAAGTTTAGTATCCAATTATATACTTCGTCTGGAATGTCTAGTTCTAACAATGATGTCAAGAAAAAATGCAAGTCATAATAAGGGTCATATTCATTCAACAAATGAGCATCACTTACTTGTATCAATTTATTATGGAAATGGACAGACATAGTACTTGGTGGTTTATAAATTTCCGAGAATTCAAAATCCCACAACATTGGAGAGATGCTTGTGCCACTCGTGTAGAAATTTTTATCAAAAACAATGTATTCACTTATTTCGTCTTTAGAGTGACCAGTTGATACAAGAATGTTACCGAAATGCAAGTCATTATGCATAAACTTGTAACGTTTTTGTAAAGCGTATAGTGTATATATAACTTGAAAAATCAACATTTTCCACTCTCGTACAGATAAAGAATTGGTATCATTATACTCATCCAAACTTCCTCCATCGATGTATTCAGATATTATCAATAATATTTTACTCTTTATTACCCTCTCCATCTCTAAAGCCTTAAATGTAAGATGTTTTAACCCTCTACAATCTGTTTTAACTCTCTTTGCTCCGAGATAACCTGTAATATGTGGTGAAATTCCCTTAAATACAAGATTGTCATTGAACTCCTTTAAAAATATATATTCAATCATATTTGGGTGATTTTCAGAAGGGAAATCACTTCTTGTAGGTACTGCTTTTACACTAAAATGCAAATCATCCTTTACAGCATGATGAGGACAACCTCTAACTTGGCTTATTTTTTCAACTCGTATAAGAGGTTTTAATTTATCCAACCCGAATTTTGACCTAGAATCATCTAGAATTAAGCGATTCTGTTTAATATCGTTACGAATAGTCTTTAGACTATCGACTCTAGTTTTAAAGTCCATATCTAAGGATGATTATAAATTATTTATTGTTTCAACGTACAAAATAGTCTCTAATAGTCCAAACGCTAGTTTATCATTTTTTTTCCATTCATGTATATTAAGATGCTTCCAGATAAACTTCTTGTAAATCTAAAAGTTCTTGGGAAAATTGAAAAGAATGGCAAGGTAAGTAAGAGTTATGATGGACTAGTAGCTGTATCAAAGTCTGGGTATTTACAAGGACTATATAGGATATTCAATCATGATTCTAGAAGGCAAACTATATATGAAATTTCCAATATAATACATGAATTAGGGGTAGTTTTGAATTCAATTTATAATTCAAAAGAAAATTCTACTTATCCAAACTACGACACCACAATCTTAAAAGACCTATCTATATTACTAGAAGAAAGTAATAGTATGTATGCAGGTTTATGTAATCTAAGATTTACATATATTAGTGATATTAATACAACAGCTCACCTGGATGTCTTGCTAATAAAGATAGAGTCTCTTATAGAAGAGGCAAATGTGAAATACAAGTCATATATTGGAAAGTCATATGCTAGAATACAGTCTGACTAAATTAGTAAAGCAAAATGTAATAACTTTTCGAGGTTATAAACAGCTAAAAATATTATTAATTAATTTTACAATACAAGCATTCGCTATTTAAAGACAATCTCTATATATTTATAAGTTATATGGTAAATGAAAAAAGATGGGTTCCTAGTCGAG